CATATCAAAAGCTTCATCTGTGTCCGGTATGCGAATAATAAGACCATCTGTATTAGATTGCAGCAGTTCAAACCCTTCAACTACTTCCAAATGTTCTATCAGGTCAAGTAACATCAGCTGACCATTGATACACATGATGTTATTATTTCTTGGGTCGTATGCCGGATTCGTTTGGTCTTTCATAGCACCTGATAATGCGTTAAGCAGCTTCTTATATGGTGCTTGTTCTTTCTTTTTACCTTCCGCTTTCAATCGCATACGTGTATCATATACATTTTTATACTGTTCAGGATGTAGTGCTGCACGTGTTACTAATTCATAAGCAATCAACATTGAAGGATAATAAGAACCTACGTCAACATGAATTATTTGCCCTTTTGCGTGAATCGGTTCAGCTGTAGCACCATGCAAACCACCAAACCCAAAGGTGTGTGGTATTCCGGCAACCGTTACTTCAAGGGAACGGTTGTAAAAATATTTCTTCCAAGCAAAATCATCAGAAATGTCATATTTCCAACGGTCTTTGCACTTGGGGTCATTGTATTTATCATTCATTTCTTTTATACAGTCTTTGACTGCATCCCTGAACCACCATTTCACGAATTCGTACTTTCTTAAACGGATGCAGGGAAGAAAATAATATTCAAATTCATCATCAAAATTTTGCCTTACACAATCAAGCACCTGTGCTGTAATACGTGCTTCTGTCAATCCTACTGATGACAGGGGCAAATTAAAGGCTTTCACGATTCCATACTGTGCTTCAAATTCTGCCTTTCTCTGAATAAAAACTTCAATGGTCTGTTCCACATCATGCCTACAATAGAAAACTGTCTGTTCTATCTCTTTTTGCGTCAGTTTGCGGTCAATATCAAATGCAACTTCCGTTTCTTTGATGTTTGACCCAAGGAAACCTTCTAATGTTTTCAGACCTACAGGGGGATTTGGCATAACGTCATAATTATTAAGCGGAATCTGTCTGAGTAGATTGCTAAATTGCCAAGGTTCTTTTTTCTGTACAATTATCCAATCATTCATAGCTTTGGGGTTGAATCCACAAAGAATAGCTTTCAGGATGTATTGGTCATAGTGTCTGCTGTTAAATCCTACCCATATATCGTGTTTGTTTGCTTCATATAAGGCTTCAAGTTCTTCCTTACTGTTAATAATCACGTGTTCCTGTCTATGGGTCACATCAATCACTACAACAAGCCAATCTTCTTTGAAAACCTCAAAGTCATAAAATAACATATCCCAAATCCTTTCATTTTCAGGGGAAGGGTTTAGCATCCTTCCCCTTATTCTTATTTTAGTTAAGTTTCCTTAACTCTACAAGTAAAAATTTTTACAGGTCATAGACCTCATTGATACTAATACTGTTGAAAGCTTTTTCATCCCATTCAATTTCAAGTTCTACCTTGCCCTGAATTTCTTCATAAATGTCAAGTACGTTATCCACAAAATCATTATATCCTGTGAATTTAGGAAGTGTTGCGGTCTGAAACTTTTCAAGGATGGTTAATACTGACTGAATCATAGAACCATCATTTTTTGTACCATAGATCACACGATTCATGAACAAATTACGGTTCTTAAATTCACCTTCTTTGATTTTCACCTGCAAAGTGAACATAGGTCTGTTATCTTTCTTGGTTGCACCGATTTCCATTTTTACAACGTCAACCATGTAAGTACCTTTGGGTACGTTGGAACTGTTATTTTTTGCTTCTTCAACGTCATGCTGTAAGCCCTGCAAATCAACCGCTTCATCAATTTTACTAAAATCTACTGCCATAATAATTCACCTTTTCTTAACCTTTCTTTTATCAAAATATTGTTGTTAAAGTTGCCCCAACTACACAAGCAATGAAACCCAATGTGTAATTGATGTGTTCTGTTTTCCCTTTACATCCAATCATCCCAAACACCATGATGAAGGCAAGGATAATAAAAACTATATTCATCTTGCTCTTCTGCGTCTACCGGATGTAGCTGCGGTTGCTTCTTCACTTGATTCAGAAACCTGTTCCGGTTCTGTAGGTGTTGCTGTTCTGTTTTTACGCTGTCTTGCTGTACGTTTTCCTGATTCAGCATCTTCCGGTGGATTTATTGGGAAAGGTTCTTCATTTGTACCATCAGGAATAGTTCCTTGTGCGATTTGTGCACCACCCTTAATGAATTCTTCCTTGGTGATTACTTTTGCACCTTCCGGAATCACATCACCCTTATGTTTCATGACATAATTATTATCAGCAGGAATGAAGAAATAAGTATCTTCTGAACATACCTGTTCAGCTGCCTTTTCAGCCCTTGTTCTGCGTGGCGGTGTTTCTAAATCAGGTTTTGGTACACTGTCAGCTGCTGCACTTGCTTCTTCAAAAGGTACTTCTTCCATTCCATTCGCAATTTTATCAACCGCTTCATCAACCTTCTGCATATAATCAGCCACTTTTTCACGATTTTCAGCTTCCACCTGTGAACGTGATTTTCTTTCTTTTGGTGGTTCAGCCTGTTCAGTATTATTTGAACGTGCTGAACCTCTTGCACGTCTACCAACAGGTTTTTCAATATCAGCTGCAACCGCATGATCAGCAGCTTCCATTTCTTCATCTGATTTGAAATCACCAATTTCATAGTAACTGCAAATTTTATCATCTACATACTGTAAGTCATTTTCGATTGCGTAAGCAGGGAACATTCCCATAGGGCTTTTTACAGTATCTTTTCCACTGTTCTGTGTAAAGAAGTAATACTTACCTTCATTCACACCTGTTCTAAGAACAATCGTAAACAAACCTTCAATAGTGATTTTTTCACGTAACAGCTTACCAATCAGCTTGATGGTGGTTGTTCCATTTTCAAGGGTTTCAGTATGTGTCAGATAGTACACACGCACATCATCCGGTAACTTATTACAAATATCAATGATTTCAAAATAATTAGCACCGAAATCATTCCACTTATCCCATCCGGCTTCATTGATTCGGTTCATGTAAGGAATAGAAAGAATATACTGAAAGTCATCTACAACAATGATTTTTTTACCCTTTGCAACAACATCCTTCATGAACTGTACAATTTTACGTGATTCTGTCACACCGTTCAGCATTTCAAACTTACCCTTGAACGGTAATGGTTTACCCACCGGGTTGATAATAGCTGTATTTGCAGGATTGCAGTTTCGCATGGATGTACTTTTTCCTGTACCGGATTCACCCATAATTAAAGTTTTTTGTGCCATGGTTATTTATCCCCTTTCTTCTGTCTTTTGAACATTCCAAGGAATGATTCAACCAACGATTTTCTTGCTTTGCTACTTGTCTTAACAGCTGCTTTTCTGTGGAATCCTGTAAAATCAGGTTTTCTATGATAAGAATAGCAACTTCTCTGTTTATGTTTCTGTGCTGATGCCATTATTCTTCACCCCTTCACTTTCTTCTGTCTTTTCGATTACTTTACATGACCACATATCAGCCCAATGAACGATAAGTGATAACGGTGTTTCATGACCCTGCATATCATACTTCATGAAGTCATACAGACCGTCATGACATAAAATAGCCCATTCTTCATCTTCTGTCAGGTCAATGAACAGTGTCGCAATCTTAATACTTCTGATTGCGTGTGGAACGTTGGTCAGGTTAGGATTACGTTTGAAAGGCTTTGCTGTTGATACCTTACCGGATTTTAATACATTTTCAATGTACAGCGGTTTATCAAAATCACCACATTTCCCAAGGTCATGAAGCAATGCTGCAATCACAACGCTGTTCTGAATTTTGTTATATTCAGCCCCACCAAGTAATGACACACCGATTTTTTCAGCCATTCTCATAACATTTACTGAATGTTCTGCAAGTCCACCTTCTTTACAAAGATGATTGCCACCGCTGCAAGGTGCTGTAAGGAATCCGATTTCCTGCATGAAGGAAAGCAATTCTGTCATCCCTTCTCTTCCGGTTTTCAATAAAGAATCTCTGATCACATCAGCCAGATTGAATTTTGTGTTTTCTACAGCTGTATCTTCTACAGTTGCAGGTGTTACTGTTTTTTCAGTTGTTGCTTTTTTTGCCATGTTTTTATTCTCCTTTTAATTTTATTTCCCAACGCTTTTGTTCTTCTATATTTGCAAGATACCAAGCATTGAATTCAGATTTTTGTTCAAGAAATCCTTTGAACGATTCAAAGTCTTTTGGATATAGTAAAATACCAAATCCCCCTGCTTCCCTGATTTTTTTAAGATTGATAATTTGCAACAATGAAGGTTTACCATTATCAGCCTTTAGTTCAACACCTAAAAATGAACCTTTTGAACAAACTATCAGGTCAGGGATTCCACTTTTGGTGAAACCACCGCCACCCCAATATTTAAGAAACCAACATCCTTTTTCTTGAAGGTAACTTTTCACCTTTTCTTCATAATTTTTTTCTTGTGCCATCAGAATTAAATACCCCTTTCGATTTATAGAACCCACATGGTTTATCTTCCTTCTGACAGTACAATTCTTTTAACGCTCTGCATCCGTTACTTCCTGTCTTACCGTAAAAAATACAATCTTCTTTCGGTTCAGCCATATTTATTCACCTTCCTTCTTTACACTAAAATAGTGATCACCTATCTTTTTCCAATCCTGACCGCATGGATGAAAACCTTCACACGTGAAATACAACACATCATAATTTGTCCTGTTTTCTAATTCTTCACGTACCGCCTGAAATGTTTCTTCTGTCGGTTCTACTTCCCAAATCCTACCATCCAAAACCACGCTGAATTGATTCTTCTGCATAATTACATCAGTGATATTATCAGGAAAATCAGGGTCATCAACTCTGTTTAAAACCACATCAACGACATACTTTTTACCAATCAATCCCTGATTTCCGGCTTCTGCTTCCACACACAAAGCAAGAAGTTCTAAGCTATCATAATAAGCTTCTTCTGCAAGTTCTTCTTCCGTCATTTCATAACTTTGAAAGTTAATATTCAATTCTGTTTCATTTGAAGGAATCTGTGCTTCAAGTTGTTCATTGAACTGTTCAAAAAGTCCTGAATCATAATAAACAGGCATGGTGGAAGGTGTCTGATGATTGACCGCATAAAGTGCAATAGGTAACCCTATAATGCAGCCAAGTATGAAACTAGGTAAATTCTCTTTCAAATAACTTATCATTATATTCCTTTCCAAGCCTTAAATTGATAAGGTTTTTTTCTTCAATGCTTCCTTTACAAAGCAGATAGTAATAAAAACAACTCTTTTCTTGCCCTATGCGGTGTGTACGCTTTTTTGACTGTTCCCACGTTGCACATGAACCTTTTCCAAATGGTAAAGTAAAATATACTGTTTTATTTGCTTTCTGTAGATTCAACCCTGTAGCACCGGATTGATATTGAACAAAAGTAACTGAATCATCAGCTTCTTCATAAGCGGTTAAGTCCTTTGTTTGACCATTTACAACGCTGTAAGGTCTTTCAAGGCGGTTTACTATATCAACCATACTGTTTAATTCTTCATAGAAGTTATAAAAGACAATCAACCTATCCCCTGTAGAATCAACTAAATCTTCAAAAGCTTCTAATTTTTCCTTAGAATATTGACCGCAAAGCTGCCTTGCATATAAAAACTTAACAAGCACCGTATCACCAATTAGTTCCTTTTCAGGAAGTTCCACATAACTGTGTTTCATAAATTTACGGTATTCCTTTGAAGTATTCATTTTTATGGTGATTTCTTTCTGTTCAGGAAGTTCAAACGCTTCTTCTGTTTTCATGAACACCGCACCATGTAAGGAAAGCTTCTTTTTCAATCGTTCGGTATTTTTATAACCAACAACCACTTCCCTTTTATATCCGGTGTTATGATCTTCAATCCATTCTGTTTCAATGAAACTATTCCAATATGCTGTTTTAGAAATATCCCAACCAAGTAATCTGACCTGTGACCACAATCTTTCATACTTTCCTGATGTTGGTGTACCGGATAATAAAATTACATTTTCCGGCTTCATATTAAGTACAAATTTTGACCGTTTTGCTTTTTCATTTTGGATAACCTGTGATTCATCCAATATCAGGGTAAACCCTTCTATATGAGCCATATATGACCGCCTGAACAGTAAATCATAATTGATTACACCGATAAACTGTTGTGTACCGTTTTTATAGTTTTCATAAGCCCATTGAAATTGACCTTGCCCTACTTTTGAAGTCATTGGGAAAATATCATATTCAGGGTAATGAATCCTGAAATGGTCAACCCAATCCTGAACTTTAGATTTCTGACAAACAACAAGATTACACTGTGTATTCAGTTCCCACATTTTTTCTGAACCAACAAAGGTTTTCCCTAGACCCATATCAAGAAAATAACCCACCCTGTTGAATTGTTCAGTTTGGTCAAGGGCTACTTTTTGATGCTTAAATAGCTGCATGATTTATACCCTTATACCTGTAATTTCAAAGAAAATATCAGGGTCAAAATTTGGCATATTCTGAATAATACATTTTTCATTCATTGTCAGATTCATCCACCAATCATGACAACATTCTGAAAGGTCAAGCTGTTTCAAATAACCTTCACAGGTTTCGTGTTCAGGGTGTGAAGCTTTTTCTTCATCCGTCATTTCATCTGACCAAACCCATACTGTAGGTCTGAAATCAATTCTGTTTAATAATCTACAAGCTTCTGATCTTCGCCATTCTTCAAACGTCATATCTGTTGGTTTATTGAATATCAATAACTTTGGTGTTTCAGTACAAAATACACCTGCTGAAAAATTGCACTTGTTCCAATCACCGCTGTTGCAATCACCGCTGTTGCGATTACCGCTGTTGCGATTACCGCTGTTGCAATCACCGCTGTTGCAATCACCGCTGTTCCAATCACCGCTGTTGCGATTACCGCTGTTGCGATTACCGCTGTTGCAATCACCGCTGTTGCGATTACCGCTGTTGCGATTACCGCTGTTGCGATTACCGCTGTTGCAATCACCGCTGTTGCGATCACCGCTGTTGCGATTACCGCTGTTGCGATTACCGCTGTTGCAATCACCGCTGTTGCAATCACCGCTGTTGCGATTACCGCTGTTGCGATTACCGCTGTTGCAATCACCGCTGTTGCGATTACCGCTGTTGCG